CCTTTGCGGGACTTGCCGGCTTCGGACAATGCAATGGCGATGGCCTGCTTGCGGCTCTTGACCGTAGGGCCTTTGCCGGGGCCTGGCTTGCCGCTGTGCAGCGTGCCAGCTTTGTACTCACCCATCACCTTGGCGACTTTTCTGTCTGCCTTAGTTGGTTTCTTGGCCACCGTATCGAGCCCGCAACTGATCCAAGGTTAGCTCTGACCCATCGTCGCGGACCAGCTTGGCGATGGCATCCTTGGGTCCGTACTTGGCCGACAGCTTGTCAAAGTATGCGACCTTGTTGGCACCAAGTGCTTTTGCCTTGACCGGCAGCGGCTGCTTAGCAAGCCAGTCGCCGTAGGACTCATTGATTGGCACAGGGCCATCAATGCTGGCGCGTTTGGCTGCAGTTGATGGCGGCAAGATGCTTGGATCAATCACTGGCACGGTCGTGCTGCGGCAGTTGAAGTGCTGCGGCGGCGTTGGTCCTTTGCCATATTCAAACTCACGGCCATCAAGCGCTCGGCAGATCGCGCTGGTGCGGGTGTCAAGCGTGGCGACGTATCGGTAGCGAGGTGTGATGTCCTGGTTCGCCTCGTAGACCTGCTGGCTGGCGGTATTGGCCACTTGGTTGATGCTGGTGCGCACCAAGGCGATGACCTGGTTATCCGCCACTGCTGTTGCCTGCCCGCCTGCAGCGATGAGCTGCTTGACGGTCTTTGCCTCCTCGCCAAACTGCAGGCTGCCGATTAACCGCTTAGCAATGGCAGGCGTCGGCTCGCCGGTTAGCAGCCCCTGCCGCACCACCTGCGAGAACCGCTCGGCTTGGTCTACGGCGATGCCACGGAACGCCTTGGACACCACCTCACCATTAGGCAGCGTGATCGTGGCGCCTTGCGCAGCGGTCAGGTTAAACGTCGTTGGTGCGCCTTGAACTGCAGCAAACAGGTCATCACTGAGCGCTACCACGTTGAGCTGTGTCGGGTCGGTCGTGACCACAGATTCGGCAAACTGCGGGCTGATCTCAACGGTGCGCACTGCATCACGAGCGCCAGCAGGTAATACACGTCGCAACTGCTCAGCCACAAACTCAGACTGCAACTGCGCGATGCCCTGCAGTTCGGTTGCCGTGATCTCCGTTGCATCACCTGCCCAGGTGCCGAGACTGTCCTTTAGCTGCGCCAGGATCGCCCGCAACCTGGCAGCTTTGACCGGCGCAGCCAGCTCATCAATCGTCCGCAGTTGATTAACTGCATCGATGATGATGTCGTTGTAGGCATTGATGATGCGCCGCGCAACGCTATTGCTGAACCTATTCAGGTCGATGGCATTGCGGTATAGCGCTTCTGGTGTGGCCATTAGATGACACCAAGTTGCTCAGGGCGATATTGCGACCTGATGCTTACATTGGCGCCACGGGTTAATGCGCCCTGCACTGCTGCAGCGAAGGCGTCGTAACCGTTCTGGCCGTCTTCCATAATGCGCAGCTCATCCACTTCATCAGCTTTGCCGTTTTTGTACCACGTCAGCCGAATGACAGCTAGCACTTCATCAGGCAGTTCACAAATGGTGTAATCAAGCTCCTGCTTCCTGGGCTTCTTCGGCTCCATCCAGATCATCAGGTCCACTAGCCAGTCTGTCAGCTTGTCCAGCAGACGGTAGATCAAGCCCCGCATTGGATGTGGCCTCCAGCTCCTCGTCTACATCAAAGTTATCGCCCAGCACATCGCCCTCAGCTAGCTCGCGCAGCAAGGTCTCTTGGCTGATGGTGCCAGCGGTGTAGAGCGACAGCAGCGCAGTGATGTCCTGCGGTTCAAGGCGTGCGCCGAGGAAGTCGCGGTTGACGTAAGCGCTGCCAGCGGCAGTGGCATTGCCGAGGTACTGCGCGTGAAACTGCAGGCAGTTGTCGATCATGTCCTGCATATTTTGCGCGATCACCATCATGGTGCTATCGCCTTGGCTGCGGTCAATCCGCTTTGCCTCAGCGGTCTCAGCGCTCAGCTTCTGGCCTAGCACTGCCGATAGTCCTAGCTCATTGATCTGCAACGCAAGCTGTTCTAGCCGGCGGAACTGCGCTTCGAAGCTGCGGCCTGCAGGCTCGATGTACTCGGCGCGGCCTTCGGCGGGAAATGCGATCGCTTCGCCAGGTCCGGCTGATACTTCTTCTGCTGCTGACGGGAACCCGTAAAACGCCAGCATCGGCACTGCTGAGATGTGCAGTTGGTTGTCGAGGTCCGACTGCACTTGATAGGTCTTGAGGTTCAGCTCTGCGATGTCCTCCAGCGGCGGGCGTGACTCCATGAAGCCATGGCGCTGCGCGTAGGCAATGCTGAATGGGATTTTGTCAAGACTGGTGCGGCCTTCATCGACGACGGTGAACTCACCGCTGTCCTGCTTGCGGTGGATGCGATACTCACCAGGCGTCAGGACACGAACTTGCTCGACGGCCTTCTCGCCAAACTCGCCATCGGGGACGGTGACGACTTCCGCCAGCCGGAGCTGGGTCAACACCTGCCGGCCTTCTTGTGTCTCGGTGCGCCAGCCAAGGATCTGCCGGGGCGTGTAGGTCACCCAATAGGGACGACCCCCATTAGCAGGTGCATCCACCAATGTACCAATGTGGCCATAACGGACCATCTTGCGGGCTGCTTCATAGGTCCAGACATTGAGGTCATTGCCTTGCAGGTCTACGTCGAATAATTGCTCGCGGATGATGTCAGCGGTGTCATCCAGCCGGACAGGCTTGCGGGTCAGCATGCCGGCCAGCATGCGCTCAAGGCGGATGTAATACGGCGGGCAGACGCTACGGGCTAGGCGGTTGTCGTAGGACTCGTCCAGCTCGCGTGGTTCTTGCGGCAGGTAACGGCGATGCTTCTTGCGCATGCCGTAGGTGCCCTGCAGCAGGTCCTCGATTAGCAGCCAATGCGGCTCTTGCGCGTACCAACTGGTGTTGGGGTCACTGACCTTCGATACGGTGCGCTGCGCTAGCGGCCGGTCATACGCGCTGAAGCCTGTATACACGACCGCTAGCTGCTGACAATGGTGTCAGTTTACGGCTTTAGCCCCTGATGGCAGGCAGGGTGATTGTGATGTGCCTCAGCGGCCTGATCACGGCCGACGCTGATGCCGACGGCGTACATCATGAACAGCAGCGTCAGTGCTGCGCAGCGGTTGATCCAGGGATTGGTGACCATGGTTGGGATGGTAGTGGTAGGGCGGCCTTGGCGGCCGTGCGCACAAGATACCAGCGTTTGCCGCCGTGGTCAACCTTAGTAGAGGCGGATCCCCGTGCCCCGGCCAGCGCCAGCGTGCAGAGGGTTGAACTCACGCCACACCAGGTAGCCGAGCGCGTCGTTCATATGGTCGAAGCCGGCGTCCTTGTCAGGCTCGCCTTTGTCGTTGTAGCACTGCAGCTCAAGGCACTCGATCACCCGTTTGCAGTGCTGCGCTATCTGCAACCTGACCTGCCCTTTGCCGTTTTCCAGCAAAGCCTGAACAGCAGCCACCCGATCACGGACGGGAGGATTGCTTCGTGGCGATTGGTTGGACATGCCATAGGACTCAAGGATCTGGATGTCGGTCTGGCTGGCGTTGGTGCTGCGGCTGCCACCACTGGCATCTGGGTAGATGTAGATCTGCTGCTGCGGATGCCGCCTGCGGATCTCTTGCGCCAAGGCGTCAGTGTCATGCGCACCAGCAATCTCATCGATGACTAGCAGACCACTGCCAAGCCGCACGGCGATCACAGCGGACATGTTGCCAACGTTGAAGTCAATGCCAACCCTAATCGGCTCGCGGGTAATGTCCGGCATTGTGGTCGTGACATGCTTGGCCCGGTCGAACCGGTCATACACTTGCCCGGTTGTTAAGTTGCAAAATTCACCGTCAAGGTATGCCAGGAGCAGAGTGGGATCGTAATTAGCCTGCAGCCGCTCAATGAAGTCCGGCGGCAGGTGCGGGTTGTCCGCCGTGCGCATCTTGATGAGATGCCGGTCTGGCCTGGCTTTGGCCTCATCGCTGCCGAACGTGTTCCACATCCACCGAAAGCCCTCCGGCGTGGATGCAGCGCCAAACTGCCGGACGTTGCCGCTGCGGAGTCGGCCAAGGATCTTGGGAAATGCCTTATTGGCAATGCTTGGCGTCACGGTGTCGATCTCATCCGCCAGCACCCATGCAAGGTTCAAGCCGATGATGCGGCTCCAGTTCTCAAAGCTGCGGCACAAAATCTTGGTGTCCCCTCCCGGCAGGTGCAACATGTACTCCGGCAGCGGCGACGCTCTGAACGTATATGGGATGTCATACGCCTCAAGAAACGCCTCGAAGTCTGTTTGCCAGATGTCCCGGATCAGCGGTCCAGTTGGCTCCATAACGCAGCCGATAAAGCCCTGATTGACCGCCGCCAGCATCACAGCTTTAGCGCACAGCGCCCGTGTCTTGCCAGCGCCATAGCCAGCGCTGATGCCAAGGATCTGCGTTGCGGTGTCATCGACAAACGCAAGCTGCCCAGGGTGCAGGTCAGCGCGGATGCGGGCAACTAGATCACACGTATCCTTTGGCGTCTGCTGCCGCATGAACGCAAGCAGCGGCACTGGTTCGCAGATGCCGCTGACGATGCTCATAGAATCTTGCGGACAGTTGTCTTAACGCTGCCGTCAGGCTTAACGGCAATGCGATGCAGGATGCGCGGCTCGTCGCCTTTTGGCTTAAGCAACCTGCCGACAGCGGTGACTTCAGGCTTCATTCGTCGCCCTCTTCGTCGTCAGCAGTCAGGCAGGCGAGCACTAGGGATTGTTTGGTGATTTCGAGAGCCGCGATCAGCTCGGCGGTGCTGACATCCTCAGAGGATTCGATCAGATCCTCTAGCTGGGCAATAAAGGTGTCCATGAACTAGCGCTAGTCAGTTCAGGCTAGCGGCGCTTTTTTGATGCATTGGCAATTGCGCGGCGCACCGACTCATTAGTGCCTATGGGTTGGCCCTTTTTGATTGCACGACGTGAAGGGGCCAGCAAAAACTCCCTTGCTCGTTGCTCAGTTCTCAATGCATTAGCTGTACGCCTTGGCGATCCAGTGAGTCGCCGCTGACCGGGACGATTGGCGTCAACTCTTGAGACAATGCGAGCAGCCTTAGCCTCGCTGATCCTGCCAATTGCTTTGCGGGCAGGCTTGCTGGCGGGCTTAACCTTGCCGCCAACTCTTACAGGCGACAAGCCAGTTCCTTGTGCGTTGGCAACTCGCATGTCGCGTGTCTGCAGCCAGTTTTGCTTGGCTCGCTCTGATTTGGCCAAGCCCTTCTGATTGCGAATGATTTGATTGCGTTCCTTTGCCGACGGCGCCTTGTAAATGGCCACGGCAGTGTCTGCGCGAAGCTGTGAACGCACTTGCGATGTGGTCAAGCGCCGCTTGCCCGGCTTAAATGCTGCGTTTTTAGTGCGCTCAACGTTTGCCTCAGCGCGAAGCAGTCGGGCATTACTAGATCCAGCCTTGCTAGCCGCCCTGGCCCGTGCTGCTTTAGTGGCTACCCGGCCAAATGCCCTGTCATCGCTGCGGCCCAGATCCAAAGGCTGACGCCCTGTCAGCTTGGCTTTGTCCACATACCGCCCATTCACATATTTGCCACGGGTGGGCTCTGGCCTGCTGTTGAACTTGTTCAGCGTCTTGCTCTGGCCGGTCTTGTTGGCCACGGTGTTGCTAGGCGCTGCTGCCTTGATCCGCTTTGATGCAGCTGTTGCCTTAGGTGCTTTACGGGCAGCAATGGCTGCTTGCTGCTGCGCACGGCCAGCGTTGTACGCAGGGCGCTTGGCAATCGGGCGGTCGATCATGGTGATCTCGCGCTGCTTGCGGGTTTTGCCGATAGCACCTTTTGGCACGCTCGACATGCGGTCACCGCTCAGGGTTGCAATCTTCTGCGTCTCGCGCTTCTTGCCGCTGGCAGTCTTAAGCCGTCCACCACGAGCAGTGGCGCCTGCGCCCTTTGGAGCAAACCTGCCCCGGTTATCTCGTGCGTACTTGCGTGCCATGGGTAACGCTGCAATACAGGCATGTTAACTAACTCATCTCAAACCGCAGCAGGCGGGCTTGCTTTTCCACTGCATTCATAGCAAGGCCAACTTGGTTGTTTTCGCGTGCAATGCGCTCATAATCCTGCAGCCGCGCCAAAGCAGCCTCAAGCCATTGAGGCCGCTCTAACTCAGCGTCAAGCGCCATTAATTTACGCGCTTCAGCCAAATAATCACGCACTTGACGTTCACTTATTCCCCACTTTTCGGAACCGTATTGAACAATTTGATTATGATTCCATGCGCGCAAAAGTAATCCATAAACCTCATTTACGCGGTTTTGGATTTCGTCTTTGGTGCTTTTGCGCGCCATTTGTATTACTCCCGGATTTGAATTGGCATGATGAGGTACGTCTGCTCTGTCATGCTAGTCGGCCTTAGCACGACCGGCGTCGTTGCACTATTGGCGGACAGTGTAACAGATTCCGCCTGCCGCATGGCCTTTAGCCCATCAAGCAGATAATGCACGTTGAACGCCCAAGTGCCAGTGGCGGTACCTTCGTAGGTGATCAGCTCTTTGCCGTTATTGGCATCTGCCTCGGCGGTAATGGTTAGGGCACAACCTTTGGCCGTGAGCTTGACTACGGAGTTGTGCGCCTCTGCAATCAGAGCGACGCGCTCTAGGCAGCGGGTGAACCTGTGCCGATCGAGAGTCATGGTGTGGTCAAAGGACTTAGGCACCAGCGCTGCCACGTCGGGGTATTTGCCATCAAGGATGCGGCTGTAGATGGTGATGCCGTCGCCTGCGTCGATGACCGCCTGGCCGGTTGCTGCTGCCACGGTGACCGTGCGGTCTTGCAGCAGCTTCATGGTGCTGGCGGGTAACACCAGGTCAATGCCATCGGGCAGCGCTACAGGCACGCGCATCATGCGGTGACCGTCGGTTGCCTCCATGAAACCTGCTGCCATGTGGATGCCCTGAAGGATCTGCTTGCTGGCGTCGGTACTGACGGCCGCCATACAGGCACGCACACCAGCGATCAGGTCTAACTCAGCGCTAGGAGCCTCTACAACGGGCATGGCGGGATAATCGGCTGCATCCTGCACAGCAAGCCCGTAAGAGCCACTGGAGGCGCTCACAGCGCCGTCTGAGAGCGTCACGGGCTCGCCATCGTCCATGCGGCTGACAAGACCCGCCAGCAGCCGATACGGCAGCGCCACGGCGCCAGGTGTGTCCACTGCGGCGGGGACAGTGACCGTGATGCCAAGGTCCAGGTTAAAGCCGGTGACGGTCATGGCTGCGTCATCAGCAGCAATGAGGCAACAGCTCAGGATCGGGTGGCTGTTGCTGGTGCTGATCGCTGGTGCAATGGTGCGTAGCGCATGACTGAGGTCAGCCTGTGTGGTGATGAGTTTCATGTGGCGGCGGTGGTGAGAATTGCAATCAACCGGTCGTAATCGGCTGCGAAAGAAGCGACCAGTTCAGCCGGGATGGGCTGCTGATCATCTTGCG